TTAATAGAGTAGAAGATGATGCATAAACGGTAGAAATACCAACACCAAATTCATAGGGATTTGTCGCATAAGATTTTGATGGTGAATTGTATGAACCTTCTTTATGATTTGGTGCAGCTAATCTGAATACAACTTCATCTACGGCACCACTTTTAAACATAGGGTGGAATGTTTGTCCTGTTTCTGGATCTACTGTACCAAAGTTTAATGAACCCTCAACTGTTTCACCAACTTGGAACACACCATCATTCATTTCAATTTCGATTAATTTTGGAGAACAGAAGTTACTCATTGACTGTCCATCAAAGAATGGATAGAATCGAGTTCTTGGTTTTAATCCACTCGCAGTAATTTCTATTTGTCTCTTTCTCATGAAAGGTATTTTATCAGCACTAACTATCTTTTCACCTATAACTTCATTTGAAGTTGTTGATGTAATTTGATATTGAGTTCCTTCTTTTGATTGATTAGTTGTAATCTCAATGTCTTCGTATTTTTGTTTAGTTGTTAATGTTGCATCTGTAATTACACCAGCGCCTTTTGGAAGCCATTTTCCATTTAATTCAATAACTTTACCATAGTTGGCGATATGTTCTAAATTTAATTTAGCGCCAGCAATTTGCAAGGAATCTGGATGAACCTTATCAAACTTTTGTGTTGCAATTGTTTCACTCCAACCACCAGTCACAACTTCACCAACCCAATCAGTCTGCCAAGCACCCCAATCAACTTCACTGAATCCAGTGTCTGCATCAATACCATGTTTCAAAAGAGCTAAATCATATTCACTTGTATCGTATATGATAGCAGCATCAATTTTTTTAGTATCCATCCAAGTATCAGAATCTGGAAATAGTGTCATATCTCCATCATAATATGCAATCAAGAATGGGTTAACATTTTCAATTCGTGATGAATAAACTTGTTCTAACATCACAACCTCTTCATAATCAAGAGTTATTGCATTTTTAGTTTTTCTATTATTTGTTCCAGAAATATCATTAACAAATTGTAAATCTACAGAAGCATCTTGTGCAACACCTTCTAATCCAAATTTAGATTTAGATGCAGGCACTAAATCAATACAGGTTGTAAAATGACCAGCCCTTAAATATCCATTTTTAGCATCTGTACTTGCACTAAAATCTGGATGTCCGATTTGATGATTTGAATGTTTTTTAAAGTTATCAACAAAGAATCCACATTTAAATCGATTTAAACCATTTGCATCGGTAACATTTAAGGTACTAGTTTCAAGTTCAAGTAAAGATAATCGGGTATAATACTCAACATTTTCTAATCTCTTTTCAAGTCTTCCTATGTCAGCCATAGTAAAACGTTTATGTTTTGTTCTTATAACTTGTGATTGTGATACGTTACTTAGATATGGTGCATATACAAATTTTGCAACTTCCATTGCATCTCCAACCGCTTGTGGTTCCTGTGGATTTTCTGATGGAACTCCTTGAAGATATACAAAATCACCATTTTTATCAATGAATAATCTGTCTTTACGAGCAAGATAATAATTATAATTAACAACTAAGTTTTCTTCAGAAACTAATGGATTTAATGAACCATCACCTGTAGTTGTAAATTGTCTAGAACTATGAGTGAATGGAGAAGATGAATTTGTTACTTTATTAAAGTTTACAACTCTAGGTCTTAAATCAATTAAATCTGTTGTAAGTTGTCTATAATTTGGATCAACTGGAATAAGTGGTCTAGTGCCAGTTGGATAACTGGATGCGTTATAAAAATCTCCAGTATCAGATGGTTCGACAAAGAAATTTTTAAATACTATTTTTAATTGTTTCTCAGGAGCTGAGAATGTTTTATCTCTCTCAATAAATGAGTAATCATAAAAAGTTGGTTTTTGTCCAGTGTTTAATTTATAGTAATTTGTAATATCTCGATCACCAACTGCGATTGCAGAAACAACAGCAGTAATACCAGATTTTTCAGCTCTTACAGTTTCACCTATTTCAAAACTATTTTCATTTAAATTTACAACTCCCACACCATCAGTTCCAGATTTTTCAATTACTGAAACAATTGTATTACTAATCAAACCTGTTAGTTTTTCACCAACTATTAAATCTGCATTAGTGGAACTTGGGCCTGAAAATCCACTTAAAGTTAATGATGGTAAATCAGGTTCAGATGTATCATTTGATTCAAAAACTCCTAATAATTGAGCAACATCTGGCACGTTTAAAGATATTTTCTCATCTTGAACTCTAGTTCCATATGCATTATGATGAGTTAAACCATCACCTATAGTTGTTGAACCAATTCCAGAAGATGTTAATGTAGAACGATCTACAATTAAAACATTCGCTTCATTTAATTTCTTTTGTTTATTAACAACTTTTGATTTTAAAACGGTTGCAAAAAGATTTGCTTTTACGTTGTTTTGACTTAACGCAACAAAAGTAACTGTTTTCTTATCAGTTGATATTTCTACTTGATCAGAAGTTAATGGTTCTACAACTCCATTTTCATATGATATAAAGTATCTTTCCTCGTCAAAAGGTTGGAAGAATAAATTCTTACCAGCAGTTGGCGATGTGAATGAATTATCTTCAACACTAATATCTGAATATTGTTTTCTTATTTGAATTGTAGTATTAGTTACATCTATGCTCTCAACATAAGTATTATTCAGAGGAGTTAATAGACTATTTTGACCTAGAGTAAATGAAGGTTTTCTAATTTGTAAATCATTAACAGCTAGTGAAGTATTTGTTCCAATTCCACCATTACAAACACCAGTCACAGTTGGTATTCCAACGATGTTTATTTCACTTCCTTCTACATTGACTCCAGTAATACGATTGAATCTAGGAACAGTTTCGCCAGGAATAGTGTAACTTACAATGTTGTTTGTAGTTATAATTCCAGCAAAGTTCTTTCCAGCCGCTGTAATTGTTCCAGTTGTTGATGTTGCATTTCCTGATACATAATTTAATTGAAAATTACCAGAAATAATATTTGTTAGTTTTTCTCCTTTATCAAGAACTACATCAGCAGAAAAAGTTGAAACACCAACTGCACTTTCGATAGAAGCTACATCATCAAATCCAAAAGTATCAACTTTTGTAATAGTTCTTCCATTTGAGATTCCGTTAATTAATATAGATTCATTCTTTATAAACTTACCACTTACATCAACCAAACTAAAATCAGTTGCATTTGTTATAGCTGCTCTCACATATCCTGTTGCACCACTTCTTGCACCTTGAATACGATCAGATGATAATAAAGAAGTGATTGCAGTTCCTACCTTAATATCAGTGAATGTTCTGACATCAAATAAACGAACTTCATATTGTGTGGTATTATTTAAATAACTACTAGATTGTGCTTTAAAATCATATAATCTTGCAAGACCAATTTCAGATCCACTATTTCCTTTTCTTCTTGAAATTAAAGAAACAGTTGCAGTTGTTCCAATTCCTAAACTTGGCGATCCAGCAATATTATTAACAAAAAGAGGACTGCCTGTTGAATATGTAACAGCTTCTTCTACTACTTCTCTTGTAGCTCTTGGTTTTGGTACATCAATAAAAGATGGTGAAATTTTTTCTAATCTATATCCTTTTACATATGCAGTTCCTGGCGATACCTTAACTGTCATCAAATCTTCAGAAGGTGTATTTCCTTGTGCAGTTAATTGTTCTGAGGTATAAATTCCATCACTTCCAATTCCATCATCCAAAGTTTCTCTTACATGAACAGCAAATGGAATCACATAGTAATTACCCGACTCATCGAAAGTTCTTCTAGCTAAAGTATCATTAATTAAATTATATTGAGTTTCTTGAACAAAAGTTTGTAAATTTCCTTGTTCGATTCTTGCTATCTCTATGAAATTTTGATCATTAAAATCACTTAAATCTTTTTTTGCTAAAGTGATAGACATTTGAAATCTATCAGCGCCTGGAGCAGCAAAGTTTGTATATCCAGATGCGTTATCATTCAAAGATGGATCTTCATCTGCTGTTACAAAATTTTCATCAACATTAAATCCCACACGATATGAAGGAGTATCACCATATTGACTTAGAATAAGTGTTTCACTTTGAACTTGTGCAAAAGTTCCTCTAAGAAAATAAACACCCTCCCCTACAGAAAAAGCAGATCCAGTAGCTGAAGAACCATCAATTAATGTGTTTGCAAATGGTTCGTTCGCTGCAATTACAGTTGCACCGTAAACAATATCATTTCCAGTTAGTAAACTTTCACCATCTTGAAATATTGATGATTCAAAGTCTGTTCCAGATTGTTCGTATTTAATGTATAAAGTTAAATTACCCCTATCAGAATCTTCCGCTAACAAACATTTTCTAACAGTTGCAGTTACACCAGATCTAGATCCAGTAATTCTAACCCCAACAAGTTGATTAGCATATAATGCTACGGGAACACCTAAAAAATTACTCTCTATCTGAACACATGTATAATTATTATCATAAGTAACGTTGCCTGGAATTACCTTAGATCCCTCTTTAAAAAAGTGAGTACCAAATTGTTCAATCTGATTCTGTAGAATAGATTGTAATCCAGTTAGTTCTCGTGCCTGAACAGGAGAGCCTGGTTTAAAAAGAACCTTATAAAAGTTTTTATTTTTATCAAAATCGTCAAAATATGGATTGACGTTAAGATTAGTTTCCTGTGGCATGATTGTTTAAAATTCCAATACGATCTTGATGTCTTCTTTCTGTTGAGTACTACGAGTCACAGCAGCTCTGTTATCAACGTAAATGATATCGCCGCTATATTTTTTAACTTCTGGGTTGGCAACACCCTTCACAAAACTCATTCCTAAATTATAAGTCCTACTATTTATTGAGGTAGAAAGGCCAGGTTCATCAGAAGTTCCGAAATTAGTATCTATATTTAGATTACTTGTTCCACCAAATACTGTTGTTCCAGCACCTGTGGCAGGATCTGCATTGAATCTAAACAATTCATATCCATAAGAAGGTGCAGTCCCATCAGTTGATATTGCAAGTCTACGATCTTGCCAATATTTAAGAACTCCAGTTGTAGCATCCCAATTAATCACACGACCAACAGCAGTTGATCCAATACCAATTTCTTGAGTCACCTCTGAGTCAGCAGTAAATGTTGTAGTTGTTGATCCAGCACCTGTCAATTTTAACGCATAAACAGCACTCGCTTTTTGAAGTGTGAGTTTATCATCTGATCCAAATGCGAGAGGATCTCTACAAAGACCAACACGAGAAAATTGGTTTCCTGTAATAAAGTCTGGGTTTGATGTATCATTTTCTAATCGTGAATATATAAGAACACGATTTGCACCTAACTCTCGATACACATCTGATCCATGACCACCTTGAGGTGGAATGATTACATTAAATGCAGCATCTGTTGATCCAGAAGGGTTTGCAAGTCCGACAGCATTTAAATCAACACTACCAAATGTATAATTAGATCCTCCATTAGTTATCTCAACAGAATCCATTTTACCAGCAGCGTTTACCACAACGGAACATCTACCGCCACTTCCATCACCTTTGATTGGAACGTTATTATATGTTGCAGCAGTTCCGTATCCAACACCACGACTTGTAATTGAAACTATTTTTAATTGACCACCAGTCGTAGCATTATTTCTCACCGCAGCAACATCATTATTAGTAGACCAATTTTGAGGTAGAGGTATGAAACTTGTTGAATCAAATTTAATAATACTATTTGGATCGACTGTAAAAAGATACTTCCAGATATATCCGTCACCAGAAGCACCAGCAGATCTTGGTTCTAAATCTGTGAATAAAGGTTCATCAAGGGATGGTCTTCCAGATGTGTTTTCTGGATTAGTTCCGTTCTGCAAACAAATATAAACTCTAAAGTTCTGGTTCATTACATAGTAATTTGTGTCATACAAATTAGTAGAACTAGTTTGTGGAGACAAATTAGATCGAGAATAATCATCTCGATACATTTCATATGTTGTACCAGATGTCC